CTAGAACAATACAATCCCCCGGTGTAGAAATTAAAGAAGTAGATCTTTCACTCAGACCTGACATACCAATCGGTACAACGGTGTTAGTTCCTGGGTTTTCACAAAACGGACCTACAGATGAATTGATACAAGTAACAAGTGTAAGTGATTTTGAACAAATCTACGGCAAGCCAACCACACCTGTTGAAAGATATTTTTACCACACAGTACGTTCATCACTGAATAGTTCAGCGAATGTTTACTGTTCGAGACTTGCATATGGTCCAGGAGCTGGTGGGGATTTAGCTGATAAATATTCTGCACTTGTATACCCAGTATTTCCTAGACCCACCACTAAATCTTTAGAAAACCTACCAATGTCACACCCACTCAAAGCTGGGATTGTTGCATACTTAGCTGGATTATCAACAGTTGCTAAAGAAGAGCATACATTATCTTTTGTATGTTCAACAGCTACAAGTCCTGCAGTACCGATCAACAACGGGTCAGTGACACTAGTAGGTGGAGCAACCGCCACCGGTGGTACAGGAATGGTAACTATACCGTGGGATGCAACCGCCAGCGATATTAAAGTAGCATTAGAAACATTACCAGGTATCAATGATGTGACTGTTACAGGAGACTTTCAAACAATGAATCCAAACGGCCACGCGGTTGTCAATGTTGTATACAATGACCCAGCATTTAAGAATGTCTATGACTTACAGGCTGAAGCTACAACAAACACACTGCGCAATACTACCTTTGGTTCTAGTGAAGTGTACAATTTAGCATCATATTCATTAACAGGTGGTTCTGTACACTTTGATGGATCGAGTCTTGCTCGTACCACTATTGCACACGATGCAACTGTTAGTGACCTGGAGCTCGCGATAGAGACGGCAAACCCAGGTATTGATGTAAATGTAACATCAAACGCGACACCTGCCAGTTTGCAAGTATCAGACGGAGTTACGATTGAGTTCGTATCACCTCGTGGTCCGATTCCTGGATTTGTACTTGATAATAGTGATGTTGATCCACTTGGAGCTTCAGCCGGTCAGATACTACCTGTGTTAAATGTAACAACACCGGGTGTAGCTGATGTTGATGTAGCTAGTGAAATTTATTATTTACATATGGATGCTCAGGGCGACCCGTACGATTTTACAAACATATATCAACACACAGTTCCAACTGAACTGGTTGTAAATTATGTAAAAGACAACGGTTGGGATTTGACAGATTCAGATGTGTATTTCTTTGGAGAACCATCGAATATTGATATTGATGGTGAGGAATATCGAGCATTTCAAGAAAACCGAGCCGACTATGGTAACAAAGCCGGGCATATTTCTGAGTGGAAGACCTATCAAGATGTTATTGATAAAAAAGGAATGGGTTTTATATTACTCAACACTAGAAAACTATCGATCAATGAAAAATTTGAAGGTTATTATGTTGGAGTATTAGATAATACGAACCTCAACCCTGCGACTGATTTTGATGGGTTTGTTAACATGAAAGGCTTCAACAAAACAACATTTGAAGCAAAAGGAGCATCATACATAGATGTACCATCTTCGAGATTGAATTTTGCTTTATCAGCAGGAGCTACCGGTGTCGCAGGATCGATTAGTGAAGTGATGGAGAATGTATCACCGTTTGATTTGAATAATGACGGTTATGCTGATACCTTATCGATTGGCGTATTCAAAGTTAGACCATCAACAGTTAACCCTGATATTGCTAAACTCGATTATGTATTAGCTGAATCACATGTTGGTTCGTTTAACTTTTACGCGCAACAATACCTGCAAGAAGGTGGTGAAGCTGTTTCATTTTACGTTGAAGATGAAGCCGCTGAAGCTAAAAACTTCCGGATCATGGTTAATCCTAACATCAGCAAAAATGGAGGAGATTGGTATAACGAGCGTAAAGAAGTAACCAAGCGTGTTAGAATGATCTCACAAAAGAGAGAAGCACACTACAGTAATAAATCTGAATATATTGATAACGCGTTTTTAAATCGTGAGGAAGGTGAGATGTTGTATGAATTTGTGAGCGCCATGAATCGTATAGTTCTCGACGCGCCAGATCCAAAAGCACCTGCCCCTAAAAACTTTTCTAGCGCAGAGAATTTATACGCGCACGGTGCCTTTAAAATTGCTGACGGTAATTCTGCTGAAACTGGTAACATTCCAGCTAAGCTAGATCGTATGTTTGAAGTAGCTGAGAATTTAGATTTATATCCATTAGATATATTGTGTGAAGCTGGTCTTGGCACCGTTTATGTCGGTACAAAAGGTGGTACAACAAGATTTGATGACGAAAAATTCTTCGACATTGACGATCTGTATGTGACTCAAACACAAGGAGGAACAGAAACAATGGTTAATTACAAAACCATCGCCAACAGATTTATTAATTTCTGTCAGACATTACGGAAAGATTGTTTGGTTGTATTAGATAATCTACGATACATATTCGTACAAGGAAACAATGTTAAGGTACTAGACGACAAAGCAAACAAGTATTTCTCTAAACATATATACTGGCCCTTGAGACACCTGTTTAACACAATCAATTCATCGTATGCTTGTACATACGGCAATTGGGTTAAAGTGCAGGATCCTGCGAGTAACCGCCAAGTGTGGGTACCGTCCAGTGGTTTTGTAGCAGCCGCCATGGCAAATACGGATTCAAACTTCCAACCTTGGTGGGCACCAGCTGGTTTCACAAGAGGTATACTTTCGAATATCAATGATGTAGCTTTCATGCCTAAGCAGAAGCATCGGGATCAGATGTACAAGATTGGTATCAATCCAATTGCGATGTTTCCTAATGATGGTTTTGTTATTTTCGGTCAGAAAACATTACAGAGCAAACCAAGCGCTTTTGATAGAATCAATGTACGTAGGATGTTCTTATATGCTGAACGTGCAGTTAGAAACACCATTAAATATTTCGTATTTGAACCAAACACGCTGTTCACTAGACAACAAGTACTCAACGTACTCACGCCTATATTCGAACGTATCAAACAAACACAAGGATTATATGATTACATGATCGTGTGTGATGATAGAAACAATCCACCTGATGTTATTGACCAAAATGAAATGGTTGTTGATATATATTTGAAACCGGTACGAAGTGCAGAGTTTATACTTGTAAACTTCTACGCAACTCGAACAAGTCAAGATTTCAGCGAATTGATCGCGTAAAAAATTAAAACTACGACTAAATAATCATATGGCCAAGCTAGAACAAGACATAACAAATTTCTACCGAGTAGCTCAAGAGCGAGACTTTTCTCGGGATTTTCAATTTCGTGTATTGAGTATCAACCCTGGTGGGTCGTCAGCAGTGAGCTTCACAGAAGATGATTTAGTTTATGTTAAAGGGGGTCAGATACCTACACGTAACATAGTCCAACATGAAGTACCTTTCATGGGGCTACAATTTCGCCTTCCAGGAGCAGCGCAATACAGCGGTGATTTTCAAGCAAACTTTTATTGTGATGTAAACAGTCGAGTCAGACAGTTGATGGAAGAATGGAGTTTTCAAACATTTGATGATTCAACAAGCATGGGAGATTACTTCATGCCAAGAGAGAGTTCATACGTTGAGCTCTGTCAACTAGACTCACAGTTTGAAGTAACATCAATTTACAAGCTTATTGGGTGCTTTCCAACAACAGTAGGTGATATACAGTATGATATTGGTGGTACAGGTAACGCTGTTGAATTTCAAGTAAACCTGTCATATCACTTCTGGAGAAGAACCGGTTAATACAGTCTGTTGAGAAACAGCACCGTCTAATAAATATAATTAGATGGCTACAAGAACGGCAGTATTAAATAACATGACACACAAGATAGCTGTGTCTCCAGCTAGTTTCTTGAAAACATTGGAGGACTGGAGTACAGCACCAGCTAGTCAGTTCATGTGGTTAGTGACATTTAATGATATGGATCCGACCAACCCGACCAGTCATTTTCCTAGCGCTGTTACTGGAGAGATTATCAGACAGTTGGAATTTACAGATGCTGATAAAGAATACGATTGGAGTTTATCCTCCGCGGCTAATCACTTCAATAATGATACAACTGCTGTGAATAAAACAGACCTCAATGCATGTATGCTGATACAGGGTGTAAATATACCAGGTGAGCAAACAACAGTAGAGTACGCGGGTGTTGAACAGAGAGGCGGTTTGTTACCAATAATGTAT